GCCTGTTGAAATGTTCTTCGCGGACCTGCTCATCGATCTCGTAGTATTCGATCAGCTCGTCCGCGATCGCAATGCGTTCCTGGGGAGACAACTCCTCAGCCAGGTTGTCGTTCCAGCCCTCCGGAGATTCCTCGTCATGATTGACATCAGCGTACTCAGCGATCTCGCCCTTCGGGATAACCGAGATGGTGCCATCTTCGTTGTGCCGGATGATGTTCTTCTCGGTGGCCTGTTCGGTCTCCGTGAAGGTCGGCATCGGCTTCATTGTCGATAAAAGATCTGCCCTGACTGCCATTAGTTAATCCTTCTCACGAGACCACGAGCGCCATGTCAGCATTCTGACTTGGCTCGTCGCCTTGCAAGATGATTGTGTCCATGACGATGGTGCGATAGACGCCGCTATCGGTATTGGTGGCGACCTCGATGACGAAAAAGTTATCGGCGTTGCGCCGGTCCTGGAGGTAAAGGATCGAATCAACCGCAATGAGGGCAAGGAAGTTGGCAAGATCGGTGCCATCCCGATTGGTCTCGTGAATGTACATCTCTGTGGCCGCCGCTGGATCGACGTTGTTGAACCTCACCTGGCCACTTGCAGGTGGCGCTGCGATCTCGGTACGGTACTTCCAGATGCCTAAGCCAGTAAGGCTCGACGCTCGGCTCGTTAGCCCTTCCAGACCTCCGCCACTTAATCCCATAGCTATGCCCCATGCTTCGTTGGCGGCGAAGTGCTGGTGATTCTATCTACTTACGGTTGCGGCGTCGAGACTGCTTTGCGATCTTGCGATGCTTGCGTCGTTTCTGCTTGTTATTCTCAAGCCACCTGGCATCGATGCTGCCACCTGACCTGGTTTGATTCCTCGACTTGTTACTCCCCTGCTTTGCCACCGAACTTACCCTTGAGCCAGTTCCAGGCTTTGCTGAGACCGCTGCAAACGCTTGGCAGCTTACAGGCCAGGATCATGCCGATCACGATACCGATAACAATCCAGACAATGACCATGATGCGTCCTCCGTAATTACGGCTTAATTAAGCCAGAACTATGCGGCGATCGAAGTGTACCTCAGTCGTCCTCGTGATACTGACCAAAAAAGCGGTGATCAGCAAAGCTATTGAGAAAGCGAACCAGCCACAAGGCTTCCCACCGTGGCATCTCAGAGTAATACGCTTCGGGCGCTCCCTCCATGCCTGTGATCTCGTCGTCAGGGACGCATTGAGTCACGATCATCACACGATTGATCTCGCCTTGCTCAGCCATCTGCAAGCACATTCGCAGCGTTCGCACAGCGTCGTACTTGCCGACAGGAAGATCCGATACGTTACTCATGTCATGCGCCATAGAACTTCCTCGGCTGGCTGAACAGCGCCAGCTCATCGTCTTTCTCATCGTCAGGCAGGGTGATCAGGCCCATGCGCCGGATGTACCCGAGCAGCATCACCACGCAGTCCACCAGGTCATCATGCTCACCCACCGGGAAGGTCGCGCACTGGTTGATGACCTCGTAGGCCCAGTTCCTGGGGATGTACCACATGCGGCCATCCTTCAGGATCTGCGCGACCATGTGAGCCCTGAAGATCTTGTCGTTGGTGCCCGGCTTGACGCCTCTGACCGAGATGCCGGCTCTGCGTAGCTCCTGGAGCAACGAGTGACCGCTGGCCTTCTTCTCGATCAGCGTCCAGTCAGGCTTCCATTCGGTGTTGTGGCCGATCGCCTCGGTCTTGAGATCCGGGAACTCTACCTTGTCATTGAATCGCTCCAGCAGCAGCGCATTGACCTCGGTGTCGCTCTCCCGGCCTGTCGGTGACCACTCGAACAGCCCCACCGTGATCCTGGCAGAGCAGTCATTCTCCTCCTCGGTCTCGAACGCAGTGTCGTACACCGAGATGATCTCGGTGAAATCTGGGTACGGCATCGGCTTGCCGGCCTCTGGATGATCCTGCGGAAAGCACCACTGCTGCCACCACTTCTTCTTCAGGATCAGGCCGCCACCGGAGGTCGGATCCTGGTTGAACTGGGCACTGTAGTCCCTGGTTGACATCGCCTTGGTCTCGGCCTTCTTCTCCTCCTTGCCAAAGCGTTCCGGATTCAGCAGCTCGCCCTTCTTCTCCCTGGGATCCTCGAAGATCGGGCCCTTCTTTTCGATGTGGCCTACGCCTTTGTTGAAGAAGGTGATGCACTTCCTGGCTGGATCGAACTCCATCGGCAGCATCAGCACTTCCCATCGCTCGTCCTCGGCGCTGAGGATGTGGCCAAACAGATCGGCATCATGCGATCGCTGCCCGATCAGCACCTTCTGGCCTGTGGTTGGATCATTGAGCCTGGACCGCAGGCTGTTATCCCAGGTCGAAAGGGTGTTGTGCCGGATCGTGTCCGAATACACGTCCTTCATGTTGTGAGGGTCATCGATGACGATCTTGTCGCCGCCCTCGCCGGTTGCCTTACCCAGGATCGAGCCAGAGATGCGATGGCCGCCATGGTTGTTGACGTAGCGATTCTTCCTGTTGTCCGCTGGGTCCAGGTAGAAGGCCCCGCCAAACCGATCCTTGAACCAGGCTGACTCGATCAGCCGGCGAGACTTTACTGCATCTCGGATAGCCAGTTCCTGGGCATAGGAAGCAAACAAGAACTGCACCCCAGGATCCAGCAGCCACTCCCACACTGGCCACAGCACACTGCCGATCAGACTCTTGGTCTGCCGCGGCGGGATGTTGATCATCAGGTTGCGGATGTCACCGAACGTGACATAGGCGAGATGGTCGCAGATCGCGTCCAGGTGCCAGTTATTCTTGAATGGCTTTGGCTCTACGATCGACCAAGCTGCCGCAACGAACTCTCTCAGATCTCTCCGTAAGAACTCAGCATGGGCCTGCGTCAACGAGTCTGCTACTGCTTCCTGGACTGTTAGTGCGTCTGCACTCATTCGACGCAATCCGGACAGTTCGCCACCAGATCGCCAGGTGGATCATCGTCGTTCCGTATGATTCTCATCGTGCGCTGACACTCAGGACATCGGAGCGTGATCCATTCGACAGTCGAATCCACTCCACAGGCTTCATCAATCAGAATATCGATCGGTGATCTCATAGATCTCCAGCACTGAGCCCCTTGTATTGCTTCAACATCGTTCCCCAGGGCCAGCGCACATCGAGAATCAGGCCATCCTCGCCATTACTGATCTTGGTGAGTCGTCCTGATGTTTTAACTTCCTTACCAGTGTTGGTGTGACCTGTGAAGCGGACCATGTTGTACTTCTTGATGGCCCAGACATGGAACACGATACCCAGGCAGATCGCATCCTCATCTCCATCACCCTGGCGCAGGAAGATCCAGGTATGCGGACGCAATGCCGGCGCATGCAGGCGCTTCCGGTTGGCCATCAACCTGATCCGGAGCTGCCTGGCGGCCTTCTCGATGTTCTTTTCGTTGAGGTCAGACATCACATCTCGTGCTTGTTGCGATGGTGCGCTGGACGCTCCATCGACATATGGGGATTGCCTGGTTTCTTGCCATGCGGATTGCCTGGCTTGTGCTTCTTCGGCCTGGACCTGCCGGCCTCACTCATCGCGATAGCGACAGCCTGATCTTGTGGCCTGCCTGAATGGACCAGCTCACTGATGTTCGAGCTTACGGTTTCATCGCTGCTACCCTTTTTGAGCGGCATAGTTTCATCCTCCAAGCGGCCTGGAGGATTCTATTCTTCCTTGAGTGGCACATCAAACCAATCGAATTTCGATTCGCTGTACGAATACTCCCACCGTTGCAGGATGCGTAGGGTCTTGCCCTTTTGCTCGTACAGTGTTGGATCGCCAGGACGCAGCACAAAGCGCAGGTCACCTTGCGATGGCGCGAGCTTGCCACGCTCCGCTGTCTCCCTGTCTGGATTCTCAGCCATCTTCGTATCTCACCATCGCCTGAAAGTAATGCTCGAAGTCGTTCGGCAGGTTGATGTCATTGGGCCCGATCTCCCGGTGAATGTTCCGCTCGTAAGCCACGCAGACACCACCAAGCGGCACCCAGTCCTGCTCGATAAGCTCGAAGACAGCATCAACCAGGGCCCCGCTATCGCAAGCACCGATCACGGTGTAGTCGATGATCTTCATC